TTTGGCCCTTCCTTCTGCTTCTTATGTACGTACATTAGGTTTTCAAAATCAATCTTCCGGAGAAACTTATAAACCTTTGACAGAACTGATAGGTGGTAGCAATGGTAGCTTTTATGATTTTAATAATGCAATCTTGAAGAGTAATCATCCGGGCGGCATTTATGCTGATCTTTCCGGTGTTTCGGCTATAACGATTAATGATCTTCGTCAAGCCTTCCAAATCCAAAAATTTTATGAAAAATGGGCTCGTGGAGGTTCTCGTTACACAGAAACCTTGCGAGTAATGTTCAATGTCATATCTCCTGATGCTCGGCTGCAACGTCCTGAGTACCTTGGTGGTACTCATTCTCGTGTCAACGTCGTACCGACGGCTCAAACTAGTAGCACCGATGCTGTGTCTCCTCAGTCTAATTTGTCAGCTTTCGGCGTTCTTGGTGATTCTGCCCATGGATTTAATAAGTCGTTCGTTGAGCATGGTTACGTTATCGGTCTTGTCTGTCTCCGCGCTGATATTACTTATCAGCAAGGATTAAACCGTATGTGGTCTCGTCGCCAGTTGTTTGATTTCTACTGGCCCACCTTGGCCCACTTAGGTGAACAGGTTGTTTATAACAAAGAGATTTATGCCCAAGGCACGGCTGATGATAACGGCGTTTTCGGCTATCAGGAACGCTATGCTGAGTATCGTTATAAACCGTCGATGATTACCGGCAAACTGCGTTCTACAGACGCTCAGACGCTTGATGTTTGGCATTTAGCGCAGAAGTTCGACACTCTGCCCAAACTCAATCAAGATTTCATCGAGGAAAATCCCCCGATTGCTCGTGTAATTGCTGTTCAGAATGAACCGCAATTTTTCGCTGATTTCTGGTTTGATTTGAAGACGTCTCGTCCGATGCCTGTCTACAGTGTCCCCGGCCTCGTGGATCACTTCTAATCTCAAAAGAGCCGGGTTATTCTGTTTTTACCGAGCCGACGCCCGCAAGAGGCAAGCGGGGCGATGGTAAACACGGAAATAACCCGGCGATCCAACTCTGTGAAAAGGACTACAAATTATGGGTTTATTTAGTTCTATTGGTAATGCGATTAGTTCGGTTACGAAGCCTTTTTCTAGTTTTCTCTCTGGTTCTGGTATTGGAGACATTCTGGGTATCGGTTCCGATGCCCTTGGTTTCTATAACGATTTGACTGGTAATTCTGCGAAAGTGCAAAAGGCACTGATGGCTTATCAGGCTCAGCTCCAAAATGAATCGTGGAAGTACCAGATGTCTAATCGCCACCAATTAGAGGTAGGAGATTTAAGAAATGCTGGTCTCAATCCTATTTTGTCTGCTAATTCTGCTGGTGGCATTGCCGCTGGCATTCCTAATGGTGCATTGGCAGATTCTGATAGTGCTCGTTATGGCGCTCGCTCTTCTGCCGCTCTAGCTCGTCAAAATGCGGCTCAGGTTGCTTCTTTAATTCAGACTAATGCCAGTACTCAGGCTCGAAATGAGGCTGAGGCTAAGGCCGCGATAATGAATGCAGAGAGTAATCGAATGTCGGCGGTAGCCGGTGCTAATCGTAATAATGCGGAAGCCGGTTATGCGGCAGTTAGGTCTAAGAATGAGGCGCTCTATCCGAGTAATCAGCCTACGCCATTTAAGTACATTAATTCTGCAAAAGGTATGGTCGATTCGATTGAGGATTTCTTAGATCGCCGTTATGGGTTGCCTTCTAACGCTTCTCCTGAGCGTATGAGACGTTATGAGGTTCATATCAATGGTGTAGGTCGTCGTCAGTAAGAAAGTCGCTCATAGAGCGTTTTTGGAGCTAATAGGAGTATTTATGATAATCACGGCAGATTGGTTAGATCAATTCTTTAATCTTTTTTCTCAGCTTGGTAAAATGCTTTTGTATCTTTATCAATTTTTTAGAGGAAAACTATGAGACGTCGTCGTCTATCCCGCAGAACATCCCGCCGTTTTTTCCGTAAAGGACTTAAGGTTCGCCGTCGTAACCTCCGTGCGAGACCGATGCGAGGCGGATTTAGAATTTGAGGTTTCACGAGGAACGGAAGGCGTCACTAGAAATGGCGCCTTTTTTTTATGACTTGTTATCACCCAATAACTGCGTATTGGAGTAGGACGTTAAAGACTAAGTTGGGTACTCCTGCCATTACGTTTAAATATGCGGACGCTGACCCGGAACTTGGAGAGTTTCAAATTCCGTGCGGTCAGTGTATTGGTTGTCGTTTAGATCGCTCGCTAGATTCTGCTGTGCGAGCCCACCATGAGAGTTTGTTATATGATCGAAATTACTTTCTCACACTCACGTATAGTCCGGAGCATTTGCCTCCTTTTGGTTCTCTCATCCCTAGGGACCTCACTTTGTTTTGGAAAAGAATCCGAAAGCGTGGAGTTAAGCTTCGTTACATGGCTTGTGGAGAATATGGGGATACTTTTGGTCGTCCCCATTACCACGCTATTATTTTTGACCTGCCTCCTCTCGAGCTTCGTCAGATTGGAACTACCAAAACTGGATTTCCTACTTTTGTTAGTGACTTATTTGCTGAATGCTGGCCTTTTGGTTTCCATACTCTTAATTTCGTCTCTTTCGAGTCATGTGCTTATGTTGCCCGCTATGTAACTAAGAAAATTCTCGGTGATGGCAAGCAAACCTATGAAAAGTTCGACCCTGAAACTGGTGAAGTTGATTGTCGTGTGAAAGAGTTCTCCAGATGGAGTACCAAGCCTGGTATTGGTCACGACTATTTCATGAAGTACTGGAGAGATTTTTATAAGATCGATTGTTGTTTGATTAATAACAAGAAGTTCAAAATTCCTCGTTATTATGATCGATTACTCTTAAGGGAACACCCTGATGTTTTTGAAATTGTTAAGCAAAAACGAATACTTAGCGCACAAGATTACCGTTTGACACCAGATGCGCAAAAGGATAGACTTGCGGTCAGAGAGGAAGTAAAGCGTTTGCGAGCCGAACGTTTACTTCGACCTTATGAGGCTCAAATTACGGAGTATTTAGAAAATGTCTAAAAAAGCCCTTGTTTCTGTTTTTGATAAAGTTGCTTGTTTGTATTCCCCGGTGATGACTGAGGTTAATCCTGAGTCAGCAATTCGTAATTTTAAGATTGGTGCTAAGCAGAACCAGCAAATCAATGCTTGTCCGGAAGATTATTCTTTAGTTTTAATTGGTTATATTGATGATGAGACTGGTTCTATCGTTTCTGCTTCCGAGAATGATCAGCCTGTTGTTTTGATTCAGGCGAAAGACCTTTTCCTGACTGAATAGTCTGTGTACAATTAAGAAGCTCTCTATTCCCTGAGGCCACCCGTAGGTCAACCGAAGTCGGCCCTACGGGTTTTTTTTTCAACTGAGGTGTTTATGCCTAAATTTTTTACTAAATACAATCCCCCGAAAGTCCCCGGCTTTTCTTCTGATCAGCCGAGTCAAGTTCAAGAGCAGTTTGCAGATGCCTGCCAAACGGACACAATTATCCGGAAGTACAACATGATGGGTGTTAACCCGTTCATTGCTGCCGGCGGTAGCCAGTATCTGGATACGACTCAGATACCTTCTTTCGTAGCAGCTCAAAATGCACAAATTAAAGTCAAAGAGTATTTTGAGGGTTTACCCGCAAATATCAGACTCGAATTCGATAATGACCCGATGCAATTTGCTGAGGTCGTTTCTGACCCTCGGAATGCGGACTACCTCCGAGATATCGGAGTTCTCGCACCCCTCCCTGCTGAGCAGGAGGGTGAAAAACAATCCGCTCCCAGCGGGGATATTTCCGAAAAGGCCCCCCAGCCAAGTCAAGGTAGTGATCTTTTTGCTGGAAAAGAGCCTGAAAAGGCTGTTTCTCCTGAAAAATCAAATGCTTAAACCTAACGTGGCACAGGTACCTACTTGTTGTAACTGTGCCACGTGACACCAAGCGATTTTTCGACTTGGTGAAATTTTCAACTTTTTTATCATTTTTAAGGACTAAAAAAAATGGCAAAAAATAGTGCTCGTTCTCATAGAAAAAATAATCGTTTTTCTCAGATTCCTAATTCTCCAATTCAACGCTCTGTATTTGATCGTTCTCATGACTATAAAACTACATTGGATTCTGGTTATCTCATTCCGTTCTTTGTAGATGAAGTTCTTCCCGGAGATACATTTAAACTTCGCGTTAATGCGTTTGTCCGAATGAATACGCTTATTGCGCCATTCATGGATAATGTGTTTATGGATACCTTCTTCTTTTTTGTCCCGACCCGTCTCGTTTGGGACAATTGGCAACGGTTCTGCGGTGAGCAGAAAAATCCCGGTGATTCCACCGACTTTTTAATTCCTTCTCTTTCCGGCACGAATACGTTCACTAACGGTTCTATTTTTGATTATATGGGTTTACCTACTGGTGTTTCATTAGACCCTGCTAATACCCCTATTAACGCTCTTCCATTTAGAGCTTATAACCTTATTTATAACGAATGGTTTCGTGATGAGAATCTCATCGAATCGATTCCGGTTTTAACTACCGATGGTCCTGATCCGGTTTCTAATTACACCTTGAGGAAGCGTGCTAAGCGTCACGACTACTTTACGAGTGCTCTGCCTTGGCCTCAGAAAGGCCCTAGTGTAGATGTTGGTTTAACTGGTAATGCCCCCGTAGTTGGTTTCGATAATTCCGATACTTGGAACATTTCTAGTGTTCCTGGCGGTGCTTCTGATAATTCTTGGCGTCTCCGAGCTAATGATGGTATTAAATACGCACCTTCTATGACTACTGAAAGTGGCATTCCCC